CTCGCTTATAGAGAACTCCGGCATTGCGGGAGAACCTCTCCAGTACAGAGTACTGGGGGGTGAGGGCCAGAAGCCGAAGGGGTACCTTGAAGGCCCCGGAAGGACTAGTCGCCTGCCGGACCTCAGCAAGAAACTGAGTCCCGATTGACGATGGTCCTTTCGAGAGGGACCCAAGAAGGAACTTCTGGATAGCACCTTCCAGGACTGCCCCACTCATAGAGTGGAGATAGTCTCGGGAGGCATCGTCGAGAGTGTGGTTAAGACGGAGGAGAAACTCCCCCGCCTCCACGAATCCCTGGGCGAATTGCGTTCCAAGTTCCACCTCCCAGGCCATCTTAACAAGCTGACGCGAAGAACGCCAGCTTCTTCCGATGACCCGGGAGAGGGTCCCGACTGCCCCAGGGATACCAGACAGTGGCCGCAGACCCTTTCGGGTCTCCCCCATGAGGGCGGACACCAGGAGACTCACGTCTCCCAGGTTCGACGTCACGGAGGACACCGGAAATGGGGTCACCTCCTCACCTGCGAACAGGTACCTCTTGGCGAATTCGCACATGTCAGTAGACACGTAGGTCGTCTGCCGGGATACACCTACCCCCAGGGAGGAGAGGGCTGCCAGGTAAACTTCAGCTAGGGAGGAATCTCCAATAAGTACGTCATCACCAAGGATGACATACCTTGCGGAATTCCACCTTTGTCCAATAAGGCGGCAGCACGCATACATCACAAAGTGATGGGTGAGTGCAAACGACGACCAGGAGGACATTGCTCCCATCGGGTTACCGACGGAATAGCGAATCCACTGACCGTCCGGGGTGAGGAACGGATAACCGGTCATCACATCGCGCCAGGCTTGGGCAAACTCTGAGCCAAAGTGTCCCTCGAGGAGAAGCTGGATGAGACGGACCGGAAACCGGTCCGTCGCAGCCGTGAGGTCAATGGAGTAGAGGGTTACCCCTCCACCCCATTGGCTCACCTTCTCGACGAAAGACCCCTGATTGAACGTCATATCTTGGGGGATAAGGCGGAGAACCTTGAAAAGGAATTGGTGAAGAGGGCGAAGAGCAGTCTGCGACCAATAGTCGAGGATTGCGATCACCCGAGTCTTCCCCTCCAGATCAGGGATTCCGACGACCTTCCGGGTGATCCCGGGGTCGCTGCCGAAGTAGCGAGACCCAGGAAGACCGAGAAGATCTCCCCCCCCAAGCAGAGCATCCATAACAATACGGAGCTCTGGACCACCAATCGTGGTGATACTCTCGATCAGAGTCCTCGGTAGAGAGACGAGATCCGTCAGAGTAGTCCACAGGGC